AGCCGTCATTCATTACCTCGCGTTTGATTAAGAGTTCCATTTAACTAAAATGTTAATATCTACATCGTCTCTCATCATCAACGGTTGGTTCAATTTGGCTACTGCTAATAATTCTGCTTTGTCGTTATACAATCCCACGGATGTGGCGTAGGGAAACAATGAACCATTTGCAAGGCTTCCAGTAGCATCATCTATAATCAAGTCACTATTAGGACTTTTAAGTATTGTAGGATTTTGACTTAAATTGAACGAACCTTTTTTGATTCTGACCAATGTTTCATACTCATAAATAGTATGGGTACTTCTATATTTTACTGTAAAGGTATTACTAAATAACTTGTTGTATTTGGCATCAGGTGCAGATATAACAAATGTTCCATTTTTATAAAATACGTTTCCTACTACGGCAGTTTGATACATCTGCATAGAGGAAGAATTTGCCAAGGTTTGAATCTGAGATGTGGTTAAACCTTTGTTATACATCCGTACCTCGTCAAGCCCGCCAACAAAAGAATCTTGATAATCAAAGGTTTTGGTTCCAAACACAAGTGCATGGCCATTTACCGGATTGTAAGTTACCTCACTCCCGCTCTGGACAATGATTGAATCTTGGTATAGATATATACTCGATCCTGACTTGACAGCAGCATAGTGATGCCATTTGTTATCATTCAGGTTTATTGATCCGGACAAAGATAAAATATCTTTACCGTCGCTCCGTTTGAACAATAGTCTATTGGAAGAGTTGACTTCAAATCTGTATGGATATATCGGAGTAGGCTCGTATTCCGTTGACCACGAAACGTGCATTGTAGGCACTACTAAATCATTTTGATTGATTTTATCCAAATATCCGTAAACCTGCTTTTGTATTATATCGCTTTTGGATATCAGTACGGAAGTACCGGATGCAGTAGGTTGATGTTTTACCCAGAAAGAAATGGTAAAGTCGTCTGCCTTCAAAAATGTAAACTCATCCCGATGGGGAGTAAATATCATTGACTGACCGGAGAAAAATGCGGCACAAGCAGAGGCAGTGTTGTTTAAAACGACGCCTTCTTGTATGGTTATATTCTTAGCAGCAGACTGATCTTGTACTTCAAACTGGAAAGAATCATAATTTAGTACGGTATTCTCAAAGGTGTGTGGAAGGTTTTTCGCTTTCCGGAAACTATCATTGAACCCCCAGTATGCTACGCAATCGGTCTTGCTTGGTATTGAACCAGTAGCTATGGATATATCATAGATATTACCATTCTTGTCGTCCAAAAAATTAAACCCAGACGCGGTTATTTCTACCGATCCGGGAAGTATAGACGTTCCAGTTTTCAAATAAGGAATTGCCAATATACTTGCCGAATAGTTAAGAAACTTTCGAGTAAATCGGGTATTGCTGTGTTCAAAAGTTGCGAGAGGATCATTCGGAAATCTATAATAACGAGCATCAATGGATTTCCAAACAATGTGTTTCAGCGAACCGTCATAGCTATTGGTAGGGTAGAGCGAAGAACTTATCTTCAACTTCTCCCCAATATATAGACCTTCCCAAATAGTATATCCGCTTCCGGTTAAAGGCAGTGATCCAGAGTAAAGGTCTGACTGCTGCAACACATACTTCTTGTGTACAGTAACAGGCCGGATGTTGAAATCCTGCGGTTTAACCGGAGCGAATACGTGAGGTATTGACATTTTATTTATTTGTCATATCGTCTAACATAGACTTCAATTTGTTAATGTCTTTGTCCACTTGTTCTCCTTTCTTCTTGATAGAAGGAAGAAACTTGGAAAAGAAATTTGTAAGTTTGTCCCAAAAAGAATCTCCAACGGCTTCTGTTTTGGATTTGAATGAGTAGGAGCCTTTACGCTTGCTGATTTTTTCAGTAAGTTTAATCATATCAAGGGCAATACCTTTGGTTGCTTGGTTAACTTTTTCAAGCAAAAAGAAGAACCCTTTTTCATATTGAAATGTTTGTACTTCTGACTGGAACGTATTTATCGTAACAATTATATCTTCCAACTCGACTAACCGCTGCTTTACACTTTTTAACTCGTCAAAGAAATCCCAAAGATCGTCTCGAAGTAGTTGGTTAAGACGTTTTTCCTTGGCCTTCATACCAGTCTCTTCAATTATTTTTTCTATCTGCGCCTGTGCTGCATCTATCTCTTCTTGAAGTTGTTTGGCCTCCCTCAACTTAGCTTCTATTTCTTTGGTGATTTTCGGAGCCTCTGATAAACGAAGTTTTCTTCGCTCTTCTTTAACAAGTCTGCGAATATATTGTTCAAGTTTCATTTCCGTGGGCTTATCAAACTTTACAGGTTCGTGTTTGGTTAATTTCGGCCTATCATATTGATATGCTTTGCTCGAAGTGTTTTTATCAAACCAATATCCCTTGGTCATGGCAGCGTGTTCTGCCTGCTCCTTGGTTTCATAACCGATAGGGAAAAGTCCCTCTTCACCGTTAATCGTTTGCAAATACGCATTCCATCTGGAATCTTCGTCCTGCGCAATTTTTACTTCTATCGGAGATTTTTGAAACGGCTTGGCTTCTTCTTTCAAACGCATATTTCTTCTCATTATACTTTCCTATTTAGTTACAAATTCCGTATGATAACTGCTGTCAGATTCATAATATGATTCTCCTTCAACAGAATATTTTTTTTGATCTATTATGTAGCCCGGGTTGGATGTCAATCTATTTTCCGTAAACGCTCTGTCTTTCCACACGATTCTGTTATTAGGATATGCGAAAAAATTACCATCTTCAACCTTGAATATGTGTGCGCATTTGTGTTCCGGAGATTCTCCAAAAGACACGTTGCACATCATATTATTTTCGTGTGCCCAGTCTATTGTAAATAAATATTCACCAACATACTTTTTACCAGATATAGAAATCAAGTCGGCACTTAAACCTTGAAGTCTATGGCGTATTTGAACGTCTATATAATAGGAAAAACAGTCCCAATATATGTGTTCTTCTAACGGATGGACTGGGGCGTCTTGCTTCCAACAAAAAGAAGTAATAGGTCTCCGAGTCCAATTTACACCATTTTCAAGAAAAACCTCAAACAAAAGTGTTCTTGATTCTATGCTTGCGACAGAGTGAACATTACATTTTGTAAATTCTCCATACCCTTTGGTATGGTTGAAAAGATATTCGTTTCTAAAATAGCAGTCAATGACTGGTATATTCGAGTTTAAGTATGGCATTGGTTAAGAATTAATGTATTTATCAAAAAAACCTTCATCTTGTAGCTGCATGAATTGCTTTATCTGTTTTGGATAAAATCCGTATTCTGCCAATTCGAATTCGTCTTTTGGAAGTGATTTTAGAAAACTTTGCAAAATACGATTATTATAATCTCCCTTAAAACGCTTCTTTACAAACTTATCAAACTCAAAATTTTCATTTGGCAAATACTTAAATGACCTCGTGTCTTGATACTTGGTATCGACTTTTTTAAGAAAATCGGCTCTCTTCATCCTTGTCCAACTTCCGCCCAACATACGATCTTTGTGCAATCTCTCATTATACCAAACATATTTTATCATATTTGGGTCTAAATCGCCTACAAACAAAGCCTGCTTCTCCGCGTTCTCGAATATTGTTTCCGCCAGTTCCGGCCTATCGGATTTTGAAATATAGTCATACGGAGATTCCCCGGCGCGTTGTCTGTTAAGAAGTTTCTGTTGTTCCCGCTCATCCATATTTTTAAACGATTCAGCATACTCTCCCTGAACAAAATAGCTTCTGCCGCCAACCCAAACAGGAGCCTCTAAATCACTAACCCTTGCGGAAAATTCAATTATTACTCCACTATTTGCAAATTCTTTTTTTACTATGTTCGGATCAATAGAAACAAATAATCCGTAAGGGTTATTTTCCGCTTCGTAACTATAAATTCTCGCCGCTTTTCTCTTGCCCGTAAGTCCGATATTAATAACCTTCTTTACGTCTTCAAATGAATTAAATCCATGAAAAACTCTAAGAGTCTGATTGTCTTTAAGCGGCTCTTCTTTATCAAAACGATTTGGATTGATATACCTAACTTCTTCACGCACAATACCACGAACCATTTCGACTAAATTACGTTTGTTCATATTTTCCAATCAATATTTAAGTTTTACTTCAACAAGCGCCTCTTCCGTATATGTTTTAAATATAGGTTGGCTCAACTTGGCAACTGCGAGCAGTTCTTTCTGTTCGTTGTACAGCCCAACTTGGGTTATGTAAACCGCTGGATTGCCATAAAAATCATCTATGATGACTTGATCGCTACCAGTCACATAACTTGGGTTATTTGTAAAGTTATATTCTTGATTTCGAACCCTTACAAAAAACTGTTCAACATATTCCTTTTTTACCTTTCGCGCCTGAAAGCCCAGTCTGTCACCCGTATCATCAGTTCTCAACGCGGCTCCTGACATGGCTGTATATAGTTTCATAGCGTTATCACCAGCCACATCGCTGCCTGTAACAGTTAGAAACGAAGCGGATTGATCCAGTGTTTGTGCATCAAGGATTACAATGCCTTGATGTGGATATAACAAGCCATAGACGTGTGGTTGAGTCGGATTGTATATACCAGTTTCCAAATTGCCGGAAACCATATATTGCACGGCCCCCGCTCCGGTGTAGAGGGGAGTCATAGAGCCGGACAAATCTGAATATATAGTGGATAGGGAATTTCTCGTTAGAGCCTCTAAATTTAGCTTAGAATCGTCTATCAGTCTTATGGTCTTAGTTGTACCCGACAATCTAACATTCGAGCCTGTATGGGCATTTCTGGGCCTTCCACCAGCCTCAAAGTAAGAGCCTGAAAGTTCGGCAATGTTTATCTCAATATTACCGACATCCAGTTTATCACCCATACGATCTCTTTTGACATTGATTGCATAGAAGTGATATATTTCTCTGTCGCCTATCTTAAACCTTTGTTGTCCCGATTCAAGACACAGGCTTCTGTATTGACCATACACTGCATTTGACGGTGTATAAAAGTCATTGCCGCCTAAATCTTTTGAACCCGATCCTCCATCGTGACCGTATGCTATATCAAATTGCGGAGAACTTGAACAAGTGAAACACTGAGAGTTGTACACGGTTTTTTTGAACGATCCCGTATCGTAGGAACAAGTATAAAAGTCGGTAAGATTTCCAGTAACCGATCCGGTATAGTCAGTCCAAATACCATACGTCTTCTCCATCGTTTGACGCGGGAGTTTATCATCAATTTCAAACTTGGTATATACCCGACCATAACTCAGTTCTTTCGGAGGAGGCGGAGGAGGCGGAGGGGTGTCCGGTACTGGGTCTGGAACAGGCATATCCGGAAGCGGATCAGGAGCCGGAGGAGGGGGAGGAGGCGGAGGTGCAGGGCGAGACAGTTTTATTATCATGTCATCGTAGTTGACACCGCCCCTGTAATCATCAAACTTTAAATAGAATACATAGTTTCCATTTATTTCCTGTATCGGAGTCTGTTCTACGTTATTAGAATCTATCCATACACCCGGATTACCCGACCAAGAACCTTCTTCCTGTGAACGAATAGTCCAATTAGCCCCTTCAACGCCAATAGCAGCAGTATAGGTATCGGAATACACTCCGTTTCCTATTGTAGCACCTGCGATAATGAACCTTTGTGGTTCGTCAATCGGCTGAGATACTAATTGTACTGTCCAATTTCCTTGTAATGTTACGGGCATATTTCGCTTCTACCTTAAAAATCCAACCTAACTTTCACTAAACTTTCTAACGAGAAGTTCTTTTTCAACGGCTTGTTCAATTTACCAACAGCGAGAAGTTCTTTGGCGTCATTGTATAAACCAACAGATGTTATATAAACAGTAGGATCGCCTATCATCGTTGGCTCGGCCAAGTCGCCTTCCGATCCGGTAATGAAGGTTGGGTTATTGGAAAAGTTATATTCTTGGTTTTTGACTCTGACAAAATAGTGACTGGATTTAACCTTTTCACCGCTTCTTCCGGCAAAGCCGAGATAATCTCCACTGGTATCAGTATATCTTGCCGATCCGGAGATGGATACAAATAGTTTGTAGGCATTATCGCCGGGAATCTCTGAACCTGTGACCGAAAGGAAACTACATGACTGGTCAAGTTTGTTACCGTCCAGTACCACTATTCCAAGTTTTTTATAAAGTTTTCCATAGTAGTGCGGAGCAGATGAATTATATACACCATCTTCAATGGTTCCAGAAACGATATTATACACTTCGCCAGCCGATGTCACATCAGCAGTTGTTATTCTGCTGTCATCTATCAACCTTGTGACGGCCTGTGTTGGGAACACTCGTACATTTGAGCCAGTCCAAGCATTTTGCGCACCCCCGCCTGCCAACCATTGCGAGCCGGAGAGACGTTGAAGATTCAACTCTATATTGCCTTCATCAATGAACTCTCGCATTCTTGCACGGTTTACGTTAACTACGTAAATTTGATCAGTAGCATTGCCACCAATTACAAACCTTTCATCGCCGGGTTCCAGACAGAGTTGTTTATACTGACCATATATTGCACGGGACGGAGTGTCGTTTATTTGTCCACCTTCGTCAGCAGAGCCAGAGCCTTGTTTGTGACCATAGGCAACAGAAAACTGAGGCTCGCTTCCGCATTCACCGCTTGCACTGTTATATATTTCGTAGTAATATCTCTTGGATGTAGAATTTTGCGTAGAAGACGTGTAGAATGTAAGCAGATTTCCTACATTATTTGACCACAGGGCACGAGTAACTGTTTCTTGCTGATTGGGAACAATGTCCCCTACATCAAAACGAGTGTATATTCTTCCCGAACCAAGGTTGACTGGGGGAGGAACATTTGATCCGCCTCCACCAACAGCGGGGCCACCGGGCATTCCTCCGTTCGGACGTGCGAAGTCTTGAATAAAGGGATTGGATGGCAATAAGTCTCCACCAGTAGGCGCAGAAAGTCCAACATCGCCGCCAGCAGCACTTCCGACCGAAGGTTTAACCTTTACATCGTGTACCACATTGAACTGATCCGTTATGAGAAAATTTCCAGCAGCATCTACGTTACCACTCAAAACTACGCCGGGCAATACCTGCTTTGTAGTAGGCAGAGTATTGGCCAAAACAGAAGTGTCCGTAGCAACCGGAGTTACTTGGAATCCAGCCTCCTGCAACTTTCCTATCTGTGAAGAGTCAACTTTTTGAGTCGAAACTACTGATGATGTACTTTTTTTTACAAATGCCATTTGTTATCCATATATTGATTAATAATCACTAAGTTCGCCGTTAAGCATATCTATCACGTCATCGTGTGAAAGGTCTAATTTCTCTACCTTTGCTGCTGCGCCTTGTACACCCTTAAAAATACGTCTTACTTCGGCACGATTAGTCTCCATGTCATATCCATAATTGTCTGCCAACTCTTCTGGATCAGAAAACTGAAATCCTGCGTCTGCATCTTTCAAAAATGATGCAAGTGCGCTTTTTATATCGGTAGGTTTGTTGGAACCATAATCGGCAACACTGCCGTGCATATCAAAAAATATCTTAGCACCAGTTTCTGTATTTTTTACATATACCCTGTTTTTAAACGCACTTTTTCCGCCGCTCCACGGTTGTTTCGAAATCCGACTGTTAGTATCATCAAAAGATGCTTGAATGTTTCCGATAGTATAGACTTGCTTTGCCATCTCGTTCAATCTAAATTTAGATTTTTTTTGGTTAGAGATTTCTTGTAAAACTACGGATTTGATGTACTTTTTTAAATAACTTGAAGTCATGTTTTTTCCTTATGTTTTATTGTGATTGATATTCATGTGTACTTGTTAAGCGAGTCTTTCTACTCTCTTGTTCAAATGCGGGACTATTCCGGACATACCCCATACTTCTTCATAATCTCCGTCCCCTATTACAGCAAATACAGAATCATATTCGTCCGGATCAATACCGATATTTTCTAACACCGATGCTACCTCTTGGGAATCCGATATGAATTGATATTTGTGATCTTCCAAGTCAGAGACAGACTTAATATCTCCGACATTGCTACTTTCTCTGAGAGAGCGAACCTTTGTTCTTTTTTGTTTAGAAATCTCGTTTAAAACAACCGATTTGATGTAATTTTTCAAGTAATTAGAAGTCATGTTTTTTCCTCAAATTTTAAATAGTGATAGGAGGATTTCCAGTAAGAGGTACATTTGGTGTAGTATTAACAGTTACTTTTTTAACAGTAATTGTAACCACTTCGCGGCCACCAGTCTCGTTACCGATTATGGTCAACGTAGTTGATCGTGCAGCCAATGTAAGCATATTCGCAGTCAGCGTGATTGACTTTCCAGTTAATGTCACGGCTTGTCCGATTTCACTCTCAGACAGAGGAGCAGCAACAATATTTCCTGTTCCTGCATATTGCTGTCCGGGTGCTGTTTCGCTGATATACGCGGAGCAAACATCGCTGTCTGCAAGAATGAACGTATAGCCAAACGTACTGTTGCCATCCGTATAATTCACCGTCTGTGGTGTGATAGTTACACTCTGCCCCGGGTTCAATGTAAATGAGGTCTGTGCCACCGAAACCTTTGGAATACGAACGGTTCTTCTCGGAAGAGTAACCAGTTTATATTTTAGGTTTTGTGTCGGATCGGGCACGGCTTCTGTGATGGGAAGATTCTCGATCACTATTCCGTAGTAATTTGTTCCAAGCGGATGATCGGTGTTCCACAACGAATAATCTATTTCATCGTCTCCCAGTGCAAAGTGAGTGATGTTGAATTCGTTCCTGCCTCTTGACAAAAGTTCGCGGCCGCGAGTTGTTAATCAATTTGTTATCCGTTCGGCTTTTTATCCGAACGCTCTTGCAATTTTATTCTTGCAAGTTCGGCGTACATTTTCAACCAATTCATAACTTTGGTTGTCGGAGACTCTTGGAAGTTTTCTTGCTCTCTTATCGCTCAACTTCTACGCTCTACAAGGAATTTTGATTTAAACCCCTCTCGGTATTACCATCTCAGGCTTCACCGATTTTCCCCAATTTTTACTTATACATTGCTGTACAAGGCGACATCACTCTATCGCATCGACTACGACCCCATTACTATTTCCGATATAACCCATCGTTTTTCCTTTTTTATTTCATTTTTAAAATCAGTCACTTTCATTTTCATATCTTCCATCATTACCGGAATACTATGCAACCTTATATGACACGACCTACATACAAATATCAAATTTTCGTAAGAGTCGTTTGTTTTATCTTCATCTACATGATGGAGACAGAGTTGCCGACCATCAGTAGAATTGCACTTGAAACAAACACTATTTTGTTGCTCCAATAGCATTTTTCTGTATTCTTTGTTTCTAAACTTTCTACTGTATCTTGTCTTTTTAGAAGCATTGTATCTATAATTATTCTCGCCCGACCATTTTAATATCCTGCTGTCAGACGCAATAGTTAAACCTTTATTCCAAGCAGATTGTTTATTTTTTCTTTTAGATTCTTGTATCAGTATTGAAATCTCAGCAAGTTTTTTATCAAGTTCTTCTGGACTCAACTTTTTAGTCCAATGATTTTTGCTTAAAATTCCTGATTCGCTTTGACGTTTCTTTGTTTCTTTCATTTTTGAAAATCTCCGTTTTCTTTCTTCCGGATCAGACAGCAAAGATTTCATATACTCCGACATTTCTCTCTTTTGTTCATCCGAAATAATTTTTGGATTTTTCAAATAGTAATCAGATAATTTTATTTTTATTTTGTCAACTATTTCTTGATACTCTGCACTGTCAGGATTTAGTCTGTTTTGCCACAAACACAGTGGATTATGCCCAGATCGATATATAGAATACTTGAACGGGTAGTACAGGCATTCCTTTTCACATCCACATTTGCACTTTGGAATGCTTCCTTTTAGTAAATATTTAAAGGTGTATTCCTTTGATGTCAAATTATGCGCTCGGCAGTGCTGTGAGAGACCTCGTACATTTTTAAATTTTTCGCCACATATCTCGCATTGTGGATTTTCAGCATCAACTAAGTAAAAAAAGTCAGTCATTACGTCTGGTTTTGTTCAATCCCAATATTTCTTTTCTTACGATAGATTCTATTAAAGATTTTAAATGTTGATTAATCTCCTTACAACAGTCTTGCTCATTTACATACAACGCATCAAGGTATTTTTTAAGCGGGCCTTTCGTACATCCAACCTTTTTTCCGCGACTTCCGTCCGGATTCTTTTTATAAGCACACTTGTTTTTTCGGTCAATAGAGTACGGCATTAGTCAATCTTTATCAATTTTCTTCTTCAATTTTTTAATCACCCTTTCCGAGCGGAGGCAAAGTGCTTATTTATAATAGGTTCTATTTTTTTTCTAAATTCGTGATAGTTTGACTCAGTAAGTGCTTGTAAATATACATCAGAAATCTGATAAGCGTGCCATCCGCAATTTTCTGACAATTCTCGTGCCATGATAGTAACGTCATCAACGTCGTCTTCTTCTCTCAACATTCTTTCAACAATAGGTCTGATTGCTTTTCTAAGTTTTGATTCCAGCAACTTCGTTCTACCGGATTTCCGAGAATACATTCTTCTGCTCTCTTCCATACTCTCTTCTTTCTCAGGATCAATAGTGCTACCTCTTGGTATAACATTGACACTTCCCAAATACTCTGCCAGCCGATCTAAATCTTCATCCGGTTTGTATTTTAAATAACCATTGTCAATCAATTCACTCACCAAATCATAGTCACAATCCCACACTTCATTATCATCGTAATCATACAACGTAGCAGAATATTCGCCACGCTCGTCCGAATCAACTGTAAGATAGAATCTATCACTGTTTGAATTTTCTTTTATAAACCTTTTTTTCATAGTCAATTTCCTGTTTTTACTAATCAAGTTTTGATTGATAATACGAATCAATGTAATATTGAACCAATGTTGGTTTATCGTATTATTTTCTTCTTCAATTTTTCAATCACCCTTTCTGAGCGGAGGCAAAATACCTATTTATAATAGGTTCTACTTTTTTTCTAAATTCGTGATAGTTTGCCTCAGTAAGTGCTGCAAAATATATCTTGTTAATATACTCACCACTACCGCCGCTTTTTTCTGCCAATTGTTCCCCATGTATCTTAAAGTCATCATCATTGTCTTCTTCTCTCAACATTCTTTCAACAATAGGTTTGATTACTTTTTTAAGTTTAGATTCCAACAACTTCTTTCGGTCGAAATTTTGATAATTTTTGTTCATAGTTAATTTCCTGTTTTTATATAAATATGCAAAATATAACAGTTTTTATCTGACAGTCAATTTGCCTCCAAGCGGACTGTCTTCTACTGTCAATACGTTCTGAGTTACTTCCCATACCGAAATTACGGGGCCGCCATCAACTGTGTTGGGAGAATTGATATTTATACCCGCGCCTTCCAATCTCGTTCCGCCGAACCTTGCCCTGTTTTCCACCGCACAACTTTCCTTATATTGATATCCAGTACATTCAAGCGATCTGGAATAATACCAATGGTAAGATTTAGAAACTGCTGTGTACCATTGACGTTCATAATGCGTTGAAAACTGGCCTGATGCAGAATAGTGATAAATTACTTTCTTGTAACAGCAATTAAGCGGAATGTCATCTATAATAGATTGAGTCGGAGCCTGACTTCCAGTATAACGATACGGCACACAATCTATAATACCCTTTAAGTTTCCACGGCTTCCAGTATGGTGTACACTTGAACCTGAGATTTCTATTGGGAATTTGATTGATCCAGTGATATACTTGTACGCAGATTCTACTACGGGAGAAACAGATGCAGAAGCATCATATACAGGAACTATTCCAGACTGCGATGGTGCTAATCCGGAAAGGTTTAAATCATATTGAGGATTTGTTATAGTAGGTCTTTTCGTTATATTAACCTTTGACCTGTTCAACAAATCATCCTCAATCAACACGCCAAGAATGGCATCTGCCCTTGCTGGAATAACCTGTTTGACCTGTTCAAAAAATGTATAATCGTACAATGCCAACAAGCGAACCAGTGCATTGACATCATATCTCTGCTGGAACTTTCGGTAGTATAATCCGCTATATCTTCTTAATTCAGAATAAGATTCTTCAAATTCGTATGAAGGGTCTCCTATATAATCATCAAGTTCTATATACCCAGAATGATTATATATATCATTATTTATTTGATCGTTTGGAGCAAATACTATGGCAAGACGATTGGTGTCAAATGATGCTTTATCATACGCGCCTTTCTCAGACCTTGCCACCGGACTCAGATCCCTTACCAACTGACCAGATTCCAGTCTTATTTTTTCGCTTCTAAGAACATTTCCGCCGATAGATGCAGGGAATATGTAATGTGTTTCGTTAGTGCTATCGTATTGATTTGTCTGTGCGCCAGTAAACCCTTTGAAGGACGCAGTAGTATCAAACGAAGCAATTCTGTTTGGATGGGAACTTGATACTTGCGTATAAGTTACATGACTCCATCTTTGTTGATCCAAGCCCAGCGGATAATATCTGAACAAGGTGTGATATGAACTGGTATCATTGGTTCCTTGATAGGATGACGGATTGAGTACATGGGCATTGAAAGTGTCTTCATCCAATGTTTCAAAATACTCTTTATATCCGTCTATGTTGCCAGTAAACCTTGAACTGTTACTTCCGGTCGTTCCGCCCAAAATAATGTAATGTGGGGCATTTGCAGAGCCGGAGAGGCTACCCCACGCAGCAGCTACGTTTAACGATCCGCTCCATACCGCGCTTCCACTGTGGCTGAACCTTCCGTATAAAGAATCGCTGGCTTTTTTCACAGTCAAATATATTGAACCCGATTTGTTTGTGTCCAATATACTTTGCGTAGTATATAAATGAACCGACCAGCTATCATCATCAAACAGCGGAAGATATCCCGTAGTGACAGAACTTGAAACATACACCGATCCGGACAATTGCGCTTGTGTGTATCTCAACAGGCCATAGGCAACCGATCCTGAGTATGAACTCGTTCCTGTATATGCGCGGGCGTGTACCAATTCCAAGTTAGACAAAACGCGCTTTCTATTCGTACCATCCTCAATTGCCCATAACGATTGAGAAGCCGAGCCCGAATATTCGGTGTTGAACCTGAACACGATGGAATCGGGGACTCTGGTAACACCTCCCCACGAACCACTTGTTGCAGGAATCACTCTACGCGGTAACTCGATGTACTGACTACCAGTGACCCTGAGTTTGTAAATAAACCTGTCTTCTACGAGTGTGGGAATGTCAAGCGCCGGAGACGGGCCACCGTATTCTTTGATGGAAATAAGAGTCTGCGGGATGCCGTATATAGACATCAATGCCTTCACAGACCGTGGAGTACCTTTTGTTTTTAGCAGGTACGGGAGATTGTTTACTGTCCTTCTCCAAATCTGACTTGTTTGGTTTTCATACGACAAACTAAACATAGAACCAGTATATTGATACTGTCCCTGCTGATTTGTTCCTTGCTTATATTTCCAAAGGTCGGCTAACTGTCTTGTATTCTGCAATTGCCAGCCAAAACTCTTGGCAATACTCCATAGCAACTGATTCGGTGTTCCTCGCTGTGGATGTTCATCGCGCTCGTGTATTTTGGTCAGACTATTCACGTACATATAAATCGTATCAAAATGGTGTCCAACCATTTCGACAAAGGTAACAAAGTCACTGTTACCGGGATTCATTATGATATGCTCTGGAACAGACCACCACAGTCTATTAAGATTTAGTTCATCGTATCTACTGGAACTATACAATAATTTATTGTACCAATTCGTAACAATGGACGAGGAAAGCGGATAGTTTCTGTAACTACCGGAATATAAGAACTTTGGATACGGAGTTATGGAGCCAGTTATATCGTGGCTGAAAATGGAACTGGTTGGTTCAAAGTACACCCACTTTTCAAACGGATCAAAAGTAGAAGTCAATTGATCTATTCTCTGCTGGTTTATGCTGACAGAGGAAGATATAAACGGAGTATTTGAAGCAGTGGAATCCATGAGTATGGCAATCGAACTGCTATACTCTTCTATTTTCGTTATCTTGTATTGAAAATTTCTTACTCTTTCCTCTGCACTTGAATAAAATACAAAATTGTTGAAGTCTGTAAAATCAATATTCAACTTGACCAGTCCGGAACCGGATATGGTATTTTCTATTATTCGTTGTTGTGTCGGAAGATTTGCATCCAACAATTCTTCCCAGTTTTTGAATGGAGTAGAATTTGATGCAAAGAGAGAAGTGTCCAAATCAAAGTTCGGCCCCTTCATATAGGTAACATTTCCTTTATGAAGAGGCTGAGTCAAAACGATGGTATCAACGTAAGGATCAATTAACTCAAATTGAAACCACGCTTTATTTTTTACTTCTATTTCATCATATATAGGCTGGTACAGTTTGACATAAAAGCTATCGGCATCAAACCTTATATTGACTACTTTTTGAACTAAATTGTATCCGAAGTTAACGACAAGATTGTTGAGGATACCGTTATCGTTCAGAGATTGTATAGAAGTCTTAAATTGTCCGTACTGCGGAAGATAAGACTTGTTTACTTTAAAATGAATTTCTGTTCTGTCTGGGCTTATTTCTTTCACCAGTACGGGTTCAGAACCTATGCCTCCCCACACATTTTGAAAAAGGTTCAAGACTATCATGTATGAACCATTCTTCAACCCCGCATCCCCGAAAACCTTTGCCATGTCCATCAACATGGAATTGGTATTCTTTTCAAACACTGCGTATCCGGCATTGTGATTTCCGGATATATAATCTCCATACAACGAATAGATATGCACCTCGCTTGTCTGATTCTGCACTATCTGCGGATCGACCGGAATAAGTAACATATCATCCAATATAGCAAGGTCTTGATCAGTGAATAACTGACCATAGGCAGGGTCATTCAGGTTCAGAATGACATCTTCATTTATATATCGTTGGAGGCTGATAAGTAGTGTCTCGTATTAATACTTAATTATTAAATTTTTCTAAGAGTGTGTATTTCGCCGTCAAGACCATACTCAATTTCCCACCCATGACGGTTCAAAACTCGGTTCAAATCGGAAAGAGCCTTGTATGAGTCCTTTCCTCCTCGTTCTATGCGCATCGAAACAGCATCTATCATATTTCGTATTTTGTCCGGTGCAGACCAATACTGAGATTCGTAGTCGTCATCATTGCTGTCAGATTGCTCTATTCGCAAGCGAGATAAATTAGTGGAGAATCTGCTGTTCGCCGACTCCTCAATAAATCCATCATTTTTATATTTCTTAATTGCTTTTGCCAAATCTACTTTATTTTTAAAAATTTCAATATCCCAAAAATCGCTTCCATCTCGATGTGTTTTCACACCATCGTGAGAACTAATACTATATTTGGCACGACCGATGGGCGGATTTAATTTGAAAACCTTCTTACCCTCTATAATTTGTCTGCGAACTTCTGTCCTGATCATGTTTTCGAGAATTTTAATTTTTCTGTTCATTTTTGGTTTCCTTTTATTTAAAAAGTTTTTATTTTATTAGGATGTGGTTCAGGGGATTTCCACATACCACGCTTCCACCGACCAGATTTCCACGTTCCAGATTTCCACGTTCCGTCATGCCAAGTTCCATCATGCCAAGTTCCTGATTTCCACAGACCATTGTACCAATCTCCCGATTTCCATGATCCATCTTCCCATGTTCCACCGTACCAGTTTCCACCATCCCAATTTCCATTGCTCCACGTTCCCAATTTCCATGCTCCACCATCAAATATTCCGGATTTCCATGTTCCATCCTCCCAAGTTCCATCCTCCCAAGTTCCATTGCTCCACGTTCCTTTTTCCCACCAACCGGATTTCCATGTTCCGTATTCCCATGTTCCATTGTACCATGTTCCTGCGTACCACGTTCCGTCTTTCCATATTCCATTCATCCACCAACCGTCTTTCCATATTCCATCCTTCCACGTTCCATTGTACCATGTTCCACGTTCCCATGTCCCACCGTGCCAAACTAATCCGCTTTTATTTAACCCAAGAATTGCACCATTGATTTTAGATTTCAAAATCCAAGAAAAATACTTTTTTATAACATCAACAGTTAAACCATCTTTGAGTTCTGAAATTCCGTAACTTGATAATTCAGAATTATCTGACTCGCTCAGTTGCCTTTGAATTTCGCTGCGGATCATATTTTCAAGAATTTTAATTTTTTTGTTCATTCTTTGTTTCTCTTACAAAGGTAAATAGTTAATTACAATACTTGCAAATTTTTTAAGAATTATTTTGAGACTGCAATGCTTTTGCCTTTTCCGCATCCGCCTGAGCCTTGGCTGCTTCTGCCTGAGCGATTGCCGCTTGTGCTGCTAAACCTGCTGCTTCTGCTTCTGCTTTGGCGGCTTCTGCCTCGGCCTTTGCTTTCTCTTCCGCCGCTTTGACTGCTGCTATTTGAGATGCTGCACTGGCTGCTGCTGCGTCTGCAATCGCTGCACCAGACTTTACATTGTCTTCCATTTGCTTCAATACTTCCGGATTAGTTTGATCTTTCATACTGGCATCCCACGACGAACTTTTATCGTCGATAGCACCTGTACTATTCGGAATTTCATTGCAGAGTTTGTCAGGAACTATACGAACAGATAACAAAGTTTGTCCTCTGTTCGCCAGCATGACTTCCAAAGTTTGATAATTCGGGATCAGTTTCTTTTTGCCATCCTCAATAATATAATAAGTATATGATTCTTTTGGAAGTGGCAGTGAATCCGTTCCCACACATCTAAATATCTGGCCCTCCGGTAATGCAAATGGATCGGGAGGAATTATTACCGGAGCAAGGAAGTATGAAAATTCAACATCGGTATAGTCCTTCAAATTGCTATCAGAAACTATCGTTTTTTGAGGAACAAAATTCAAGTAAACCTTTTCCTTGTCAACGGGCAAATTATATGCTCCGGTACTATTTCTATCGGACAGGTTATACGTGCGCTTATTAATATCATCCTGCATGACAAATTCGTATGTCTGCCCTTCTTTCGGAATTACATACTTTATCAGCGTAGCATTGCTGGACTGCGCATCTTGGTATTTTATATTTGATATAGTCAGATACATTGAAATTGAACCTTGTCTTTCATATAAATATCACGAAATCTAATTTCAATTGCGCCTGATTTTGAACATGAAATTGTCATCGGTTATGCGAACAGTGTCTCCGCCGTCAAATTCACTTTTGAAAACGAATTTATAGTATCGCTCAGGCATCAGCGAGTTACAATCAAATCTGAACCAATTGCCTTCTGTATCACAATTTATCAAAGTACCTGACGGATGGAATGGTATAATAACATCATCAGTAACTACATCTTGTATCTGATACATTGATTTGACCGGAAGTCTTTTTGATATGAGATAGTTAGATGATGTTGAATAAGTGGCAACTGGGTATTTTTCTCTGACTCCCAACCTAACCCTCGGCCTTTCTTCCTCTGCATAACTATCTCTTATATTTTTAAGATATAGTACAAAGTCATCGCTTGGTATTTCGGAAAATGAACTTGTTCCTGAATTGTTGGAATCGTTCCAGTAAACTTCCAATCTTGGCACGAATATCGTGTGAGAATCCATGCTGAATAGTTGTATAGAACTTATTTGTGACAAGTCCTGTTCAACGGTATCAGAGAATTTTAAAATGAAACCATCGTTACGAATTGAACCTTGAACCCATGCGTTGACAATATTGGTCACGTCCATTCTGATATCAGCGTTGCTGTATGAGAATGTTTGACTCGCAGAGTATGCGGGATACCAATTTCCGCCGCCGGATGTTAAAGAATAGCTACCAGTTGATCCGGCTGCATACGAAGATGTGAGCCACTGTGTTCCTTCTAACTTTGAGTTGGTATATTTCCACGATACTCCCTCGGTTATTGAAGGATTATTATTGAAATAACCTCTACCAACTTTCCATGATCCGGATACCGGATACGCATATATAGTATAGTCGGTAGGAAGGTTTAATGTGTGGGCGGATTTCAACGTAAGATAATAGAACGGAGATGTTATTTTTCCGGAAACAATAGATGCACTTATATCACTTATATCAAATTTTATCAATATCCGGCTATTCTGCGTTGCATCGTAATACACCGTAGAGTCTCCCTCAACTATCGGTTCCCCGATAGCAATTTTACCAAGTTCTAATATCTGATCCAGACCAGTATTTTTGTCTGAATACATGGAATACAACGTAGCATCGGCTGCTGGATATATAGTTTTGTACATAAGTTTCCTTTAAATTTTTTTAAGGCTGATATCCCCACTCATCCCAGCTATTACCATCGGTGAATAATTCTTTTGCTTTGACTTTTTTTGATACAATCGTCCAACCTTTTTCTCCGGCCATGTGATCAACGGCATACTGTCTTCGTATAGCAACCCAGTCTCCGGGATTGATTTTGGCTTTGGCGGTTTGATTATCCCTTAACTTATTTCTTTCACTATACAAATAGTCTAAATAGGCATTTTT